ACTGCGAAAGCTAATTGGTCAGCGGTACCATGCTATGAATGTAGCGGATTTAACCCTAAGTTGCCTAAATCAAAGGAGAAAGGAGGGCTAAATTTTATTCTTTGAAGTTTAAGTGTTTCATAATATAATAAAAATACCTCAAATGGAAACAGGGCATCAAATTTTTCCTCAATTGCTTGGAGTAGCTCTGCAGGCTACTCCAAGCACCCTTCATATCTTCCATTTAAGGCAATAAGGTAGGGGTTATGAAAGTTATTAATTTTCCATTTGAGAGGATTGTTAAATGCCAATCTCCCCCACAGACTGTGTTCAAAACTCAAGTGATCCAACTCCACAATTCCGAAAGGCACCCTGGTTCATCCTCAGAGATAGCAGCATTAAGAGCAATGGGGATGCCCTTATTCTCTCCGTTATCTGGGCTGCCATACAGGGTAGCGGGGATGATAAAACTACCTGCAAAATCACGAATGAAGAAATAGCTAAACGATCTGGTATTCGTGGTGGTGGTCAAGCTGCCTTAAAACACCTTCAGAAGCTCGAAAAACTCGGCTTTATTAAGCGTCATGGAAGCCATTGCAATCGAATGATAGAATTACTCCTGCAACCACCACCAGACGACAATCTTCTTGGTTTGACCATCGACGAAGATATACTCATTTCAAATTTATCTCCCACTAAAAAACTTCTCGCTTCCATAATCAGGCACTTCACTTATGCCAAAAAACACTGGATTTGTGAGCAACTCGGGATCAAAGAAATGCAGTATTTTCAAAACATCAAAGAAGTCGAACCCTATAAGAAAACTAAGTGCAACCCTATAAGAAAACTAAGTGAACCCTATAAGAAAACTAATCTATTAAGTATAGATAGTATAGATATTGGTATAGGAGTATTATCTAAAGATAATACTAAAGAACCTTCGGTTCTGTTTGTTAAGGAAGTTCCTTCAAAAGAAAACCCCCCTATAGAACAAATAAACCTCCCTACAAAAAAGGAATATAATATGCCAATAAGAATTCCTTATACAACCAAGGCTCCCGCTGGCACTGTTGAAGAGCATCTCCGTTTATGGGAACTCGAGACATTAAAGCCAATCCAAAGAAATGATTTCAAGAAAAAGAAAGTAGGCGAACTCAAGAAATATCCTATCGAAGTCACCCTCGATATGAACTGGATAAGAGAGAATCTCAATCTTGTCAGGTCACCCAGACTGGACACCAAAGAATATCATAAAGACACCAGAGTGGTCAAGGCACTCATATATGGCCCAAGCAATTACCTCCGACCAGATGAGATACAAGCTATTGTCAATAATATGAAGGGTAAGATAATGCCAGGTGGCAATTATCCTCTGACAGAGAAAGTTCTGAGAGAGAGATTTCTTGATCGAACATTTGACCAAGCTGAACGCCGTGAGTTATATCAACTGCTCAATAATATGTTGGGAGTGGATTATGGTGGTAAAGGAGAGAAGATATATTTGTCTGGCGCGATGAGATCACATAAAGGATACTCCTTCCTTGCGAGAGTATGGATGGCAAATCCAGTCAAGATTGTCAAACAGATGCCTATTGACCTCAAGTCGGTAGAACGAGAGCTGGAACTGGCCATAGATATCATTCCTAAGAAAATAATGCCAGAAGACAAGCCAAGATTAGCCAGCAACATAATCAACCTCAAGAAAAGATATGTACAGGAGTACAGGTTGAAGACGAATGGCAATTCTATCGGTAGAAATACCTGGCCAGAGTTCTTCAAAGAATTTTTGGACTCCATTGAAGATGCAGCAGAGATTGTCAATGTTGGTTGGTTCAACCCTGATAACAAGCCGGTAAAGAATTTCTTGGACTCTATTGGAGTTGATAGACTAGCAGTTAGACCAGAATTAAGAATGATGCAGCCAGGACTATAATAAAAGGAGATAGGAATTATTATGGCTAAAGAATTTGAATGCGATGGAAGATGTGCTCTGATAGATAAGCAAGGCAATTATATTTCTCCAATGGAAAAATGCCCTGGATTTTCTTGGTGTAATGGAATTTCTCCAGATACACAAAAAGTGGTAGCTGTAGTAAACTCATCTTCCAAAAATAAACAACCAAAGATTTTCAAGTCTTTCCAAGAACTCCGCCAGCACTTCTTCCCCAAACAATATCGGAAGGAGCAGGCACGAGTTGAAGTTGGAAAAATTATGAAAGAGGGCGAAGAAAACCAGAACGAAGTAAATCTATGACACCAGATACAATAAATGGATTGTTTGAATTTCTCGGATCTTTATTTATCTGGCGCAGCATCATTCTGCTCTACAAACAAAAGCAAGTGAGAGGAGTTAGCTTTTTGACAATAGGGTTCTTCGCAGTCTGGGGTCTGTGGAATTTGCACTACTATCCATCCTTAAATCAGCAGTTTTCTTTCGCAGGTGGAATTTCAATCGTAGTAGCAAATACCATCTGGGTCTTTCAAATAATCTATTATAAAAAGAAGGAGGCTAACCATGCCTGATTATCTCGATGCGCCAGAAGATGTCGAAGAATTGGCCAGAGCCAGATTTTTACAGAATCCTTTAATGGATGCTTGTAAGGCCAAAATCAAATATCTGGTCAAATCAGCCAAAAAATCAACCTGGCTTGGACAGACTCATCTTGCACATGGTCCATGGAAACACCTATCAGATTTTGATTATGTAATAATTTTATGGGCCGAATGGTGGGAGTGTGCCTCCGATCATGATAAACAAGCCCTACTCTACCATGAGCTCCTCCACATCGCCCTAACTCAAAACGAGACATGGGCATTACGTAAACATACGATTCAAGAGTTCCCGGAAGTAGTGAAACAATTTGGGGCGTGGACGCCAGAATTGAAATGTTTGGAACCGATTGTCAGGAGGCCGTATTGATGAACTGCTCACAATGTGAAAAAGAAATCTCACCAGAAAAACAAATCACTATTGAAGATAAAGAAGACTGGTGTTACGATTGCTATAAAGCCAGTCCAAAAACCATCTGTGTTGATTTCGATGGAGTATTAGCAGAATACATAGGCTGGAAAGGTCCTGACCATCTGGGTGATCCTATGCCTGGGGCTCTAGGTTTTCTTAAACAACTATGTATGCTAAATTATGAGATTGTCATCCATACCACCCGCAATCCATCTGGAATAATTGCTTGGACTTACAAATATGGTGTTGGCGATCTCATTCATAAGATTACTAATCGAAAAGTTCCAGCAGTAGCTTACATTGATGATCGAGCAATTCCATTTTTAGGCAATTTCTCTGATACCTTAATGACTCTACAAAACTTCAAACCGTACTGGAAGGAAGATAAATGATTACCACAAATCTGAAAGTTAGAACTTTGGAGCAGGCATGGTTGGGCATCATGCAGGAAATCATGTCCAGAGGCCGCGAATACCATAAGGATGGCGGCTCTAGGGCTGGGATGCTCCGTAAGGCCCTGGACTTTTGCTCAGTGGAAATCAGTCATCCACATGAGCGCCCACTGGTACCATTGGCCAAACCAGGTTGTTTGTCGCCATGCACCGAAGATGATGCTGAGAAATATCTTCGAGAATATTTGTATAACACTGAACCCCCTGCTGAGCATGAATCATACACCTATGCTCAGTATTTAACTCCGGCCATTCATGCAACTGCCAAGCATTATGCCCAGGCGGGGTTCTATGTTCAACAGGCAGTAATGCCTGTAGGGTTGCCCAATGATGTAGAGAGATATATTGAGCCACATGATAGAGATACGGTGTCAATCCCCTGCCTCAGAATGATTGATACTCGGATTATCTACAATAAAATTGCTCAGATGGATTATCTTCATTACTACGTCTACTTCCGAGCATGGAATCATTTCGGGGCCTTTCCTTTGAACATGGCTGGTATTCAACTCCTCAAAGAAATTCATTGTTGTATCATCACCCATGAATCTGGCAAGATGGTAGAGCCAGGTCCGACTGTAGCCATGTCAAAAGATTTACACATCAATGATATCGAATGGGATGCTGCTAACGCTTGGTTGGGACAGTAGAACTTGACCACTTGGACCCGCCAAAGAGCCGACACCCAGATCGAACGTTCGATCCTTACTGGAATGATAATCTCTGATAGGGTGCTCCGCAATCTAGCATTAGCTTACAAACCACGCTATCTGACTGTACCTTATATGCAAAAAGTGGCCTTGTGGGCATTGGAATATTTGGCCCAATATGATCGCGCTCCTCAAGGTCATATCCAGGACTTGTATGAAGCCAACCGTCGAGCCGGCATGGATTCAGATCTTTCTGAGCTTATCGGTCAATTTCTCAGTTCTATATCAGAAAGCTATGAACAAGGTGAGTTCAATGAAGAATATCTCCTTGACCAAGCACAACAATACTTTGAGGAGCGTGCCCTCACACTCCTGAAAGAAGACCTTGAAGAAAGACTTGGTCAAGGAAACATCCTAGCAGCCAGAGAATCAGTAGCCAATTTCATCGCCCCAGAGAAAGTAGTGACCTTGGGTTGTGAACCGCTTAGAGATATGGAGTCAGTCAGAGACGCCTTCACAACTGATGATGAATTATTCACTCTTCCTGGAGATCTTGGCAGACTACTTGGACCGATGGTAAGAGAAGATGCTTGGGGCTTGGTAGGGGCCTACAAAGCAGGCAAATCCTGGGCTTGTACTTATATCCAAGATCAAGCCCTCTATAATAGATTGAATGTAGCCAGATTCAGTTTTGAAATGAATAAGAGAAAAGAGACTCGCAGGTTCATCCAATCCATCTGTGCAATGCCAATTCGCCCACCAAAGGATGGTAAAATCTGGATGCCGGTCTGGGATTGCAAATTCAATCAAGATGGATCTTGCTATCGACCCGACCGAACTTGTGGCATAACCTTGTACAAAGGAGAAGAACCAAGACCGATATTTGGCCAGGAGCACCCAGGATACAAACCATGCGCGGTCTGTCGAGGACAGAAGAGTTGGCAAATGGAAACCTGGGCCGAAGAATGGAAATGTGACGTCTTGACATGGCGCAATGCCTGGAGAAAAGCAGAGGGGATTTCAAAGCAGCTTCGCGGAGCTAGATTCAAATTCCAGTACTGGCCAATGTATTCTGCTGGCATATCAGAGGTAAAAGCCACCCTTCAGGTTTGGGAACATCTGGAAGGGTTCGTCCCAGATGTAATTGTTATAGACTCTCCAGACTTAATGAAGAAACCCGGACAAACAGATAGACATACAATAGTTGATAATCGCCGGTTTGCAGTGGCCCTGGCCCAACAATATCATAGTTTATTGATAATGCCATTCCAAGCAGGCAGTAAAGAAGCTATTGAGAGGAAGACAAAGAAAAGATCGGACATTGGAGAATCTGTGGCTATCTTAGGTGATGTTGACGGGATGATTAGCTTGGATCAGACGGATAGTGAGCGTGAAGCCATGAGGGCAAGGATTGGAGTAAGTGTTCAGCGAGACGACAAGAGCATCCTCGCCAACCAGGTGACTATTCTACAATGCATAGAGCTTGGTCAAGCGGTGATTGATTCTTCTTTTGTGAGGGGAAATAATTAGATGATTTATTATCATTCATCTGCCAATATGTCAGAACTGGAAGATGAGTCTATTCATTGTGTCATAACATCTCCTCCATATCCTATGATTGAAAAATGGGATAATAGTTTCGAAGATCAGGGCTGTGGACCAAATTCTGGGCTTTGGTTTGACTCAATAGCTCTGCTGAGTTTATCCATCCGAGAATGTTATCGAGCTCTTATTTCTGGTGGTATTCTCTGTTTAAATATTGGTGACGCCACCAGAACCATCAATAAGAATTTTGAGTGCTATCCAAATTTTGCAGCTTTAACTATTTGTTGCAAAGAAATTGGTTTCACTCCACTCATTCCAATCTTGTGGAAGAAAATCAGTAATCGCCCTAACGCATTTCTTGGTAGTGGTTTTTTACCAGTCAATGCTTATGTCTCACAAGATCACGAATATATCGGAATATTTCGTAAAGGTAGATTGAGGCAGTTTCATGGTCAACAAAAAATACAAAGACAATTATCAAAATTTACCAAATTTGAGAGAGACTTATGGTTCCAACAGGTTTGGAATGTCCAGGGAAAGACTGGAGCCAAAGGTGATTCTGGGTGGCCACAAGAAATTCCTTACCGACTGATGAGAATGTTTTCAATTATTGGTGATACCATACTTGATCCATTTTGTGGTCCAGGAGAAGAAAAATTATACAAGGAATATAGGAGAAATTTTGTGGGTTATGAAATTTTACCAAAGAGAATACCGCAATAAACTTAAAGTTGAACCAGACAAAACTATAATATAATAAAGGAGATTTAAATGGCCCTAACCAGTAGGATATTAATTGATGGACAGGAAGTATCAGCATACGAGCAAGATCCTCGACAAATTGTATCTCATATGCTTACCCATCCGGCCAATCTGGAGTTCTGGTCATTAGACGCTCTCCGGGAATTCTTGACCGGCACCATTGAGTTGGTGTCCAGCTGGTGCAAGATCCGCCTTGAAGAAGCACTTCCAGATGACCTGAAAAGGAAGTACCAGAGGTTCGGGACCTGGGCAGTCAAGACCCTCAAAAACTTCCCAAGAACCCAGGAGTATGCGGTATATTATCTCTACAATGTGGCTTTGGCCGGAGAGAATAAGGGTCTGTTGAACGGGTTTGGAATCAGCAATCGTTTTCAGGACCATATCAAGGGAAACCCTGAGAAAGTGACCCTACGGCAAGCCGAATGGAGTGAAGTATAATGTCAAAACTTATCATTGTTAAACAATTTGAATTTGCAGCCGCTCATCGTCTTCCTAACCACAAAGGAGCTTGTCAAAATCTCCATGGCCATAATTGGACAATAGAAGTAGGGGTAACAGGGCCAGTAGATCCAGAAACAGGGATGATTGCTGATTTCAAACAACTGAAAGATCTGGTCAATGATCACATCATCGCACATTTAGATCACCAATATCTCAATGAAACTGGCTTGATCGGGGTGTGTGAAAACCCCACTGCCGAGAATATGATTCAGTGGATGGCTACAATATTAATCCATCATCTACAGAAGACAGGATGTGAACTGGCCTTAATCAAACTCTGGGAGACCTCTGGTTCTAGATGTGAGTGGAGGGCCTAAAAATGATTCTCGTTATCTGGAAAACTCGGCACAAGGCAGGAGATGAACCAGACTATTTTTCTTATAGTCTTAAGCGAAATGGTTATTTTCCGCTTCTGCTCACAGCTAATCAACTTAGTATGCTATTACCTACTGTTAAAACCGAGTTGATTCCAGAGGCACCAGAAACTGGAACCATTGAAATAAATGGAGAGTTGGTCTAATGCAAGTATTTTCGATCTTTCAATCTGTTGATGGGGAAGTTAACAAGTGGGGGCAGGGTTGTCCCAGTACTTTCTTAAGATTATCTGGGTGCTCGCTCCGGTGCTCGTATTGTGACATTCCCGAAGCGCAAGATCCCAAAGCTGGCCAAGAGACGACCATCGATGAGGTTGTCAGGATCATCCGCAACTATGGCTGCAAAAAGATTACCATCACCGGAGGCGAGCCACTCCTCCAAGAGGACGAAATTCACCTCTTGATAAACCGTCTCTTCCCGGAAAACTACCGTATTTCCATCGAGACGAATGGAACGATTTCTACTCGCCGGTTCCGGGAATGCCGGAAGCCGAATGAAAACGTGTGCCTTATCGTAGATTACAAACCTGGGCACTACAATCCAGATGCCTTTGAATTCTTGAGAGAGTTCGACTGGGTGAAAATAGTGGTAGGCAGTCGAGAGGATTTTGATGGAGCTACAAATATTTTAGGGCTTCTGAGAGAGTTGGGCTGTAAGGCAAGATTTGCTCTCAGTCCAATCCACGAGGCCTTGTCTGGCAAGATGTTAGCTGGATGGATTCTAGATGCAAAGTTGTGGGATGTGACCTTGAATTGCCAAATTCATAAGTGGTTGGATTTGAAGTGAGGAGAAATAATCATCCTAATATCAAAAAAGTTAGATAAATTTCTTGTAGAAAACATCAAAATTTACTATAATATAGTATAGAAATAAATACCTAACCAAGGAGAATTATCATGACTGATCAAGTCGAAGTGAAACATGCAGACCTTCAACACGCTACCAAGGACATCAATGAGGTGTTCGGCCTTAAACAGAGCCATATCACCAAGCGCCAGGCCCTCATTGACTTCATCGTCAACACCGTCAACGGTTGCATCGGGCCCGACCCAGACAATGCCGAACAGTCCATCTGGACCGATGAGCGCGCCGGCAATCTGAAATCCGAGACCATCAATACCTACACTGCCCTGGTCGAGCAAAACCTCGCCACAGAAGTTGCTGAAGACGACCCGGCGTCGGCCGTCGAAGCACAATCCCCGGAAGTTGCCGCGGCAGATGTGGCTGGCGAACCAGACCCAGCGCTGCCCAAAGAATGCCCGAACTTCGGCAAGGATCGAGACCCGACCGATGAAGCCTGTCAGATCTGCAAACGCACTGAAGAGTGCGCCCAGGTCATCGAGGCCAAGGCAGCGAAGAAAAGCAAGCCGAAGGCGGAAAGAAAACCGAGCGAAGGGAAGGATCAGTTCGGCTCGTCACCCAAAGCTGCCACTGGTCAAATGAACGCTCTCTTTCTCCAGGGTACTACCCTCAAAGCTGCCTCAGAATCCACCGGAAGGTCTTTGGGTTATGTCACCGGGCATTTCAAAAACCTCAAGAAGATGGGGGTCAAGTTTGAGGAATCGGTAGATGGCACCGTCAAAGTCATCGAATAAACTCACAATATCATAACGGAAGAAGTTAATCGTATTTTTGATTAACTTCTTCCGTGCCATGTCGTTTTAAATGGAGACTTAATGATCTACTATTCACCAGATGATTTCAAGACAGACTGTGAGTCACTGGCTCAGAAGATCAAAAAAGCCAATCTGGCTTGTAAGGTCATCTACGGCATTCCTCAGGGCGGGACTGCCTTGGCTATGGAACTCAGTCGGTTGCTAGGCAAACGGGTCATCGACACCAAAGAATTATCCGAATGGGACAAAGAATGTGTTTTGGTGGTCGATGATGTTGTCGATTCTGGAGCTACCATCAGTCGATTCGAAGGGTATAAAACTGCTACCCTACATGTAAAAACTAACACTCCCGTTCGCCTATGGCCCGATTTCAATTGTAGTGTGTTGGGTGACTGGATTACTTACTGGTGGGAATCTACTGAGGAAAGATCCATTCAAAATAATATCGTTCGAATGATTCAATTTATTGGTGAAGATATAACTCGAGAAGGTTTACTCAAAACCCCAGAACGAATAGTTAAATCCTGGAAAAAAATCTTTGAGGGTTATAAGATAGATCCAGCGTCTATCTTTACTACCTTTGAGCCCGATGGTTATAATCAACTCGTCCTACTCAGGAACGTGGAATTTTTCTCGAATTGTGAACACCATTGGCAACCATTTTTTGGAAAGGCTCATATTGGTTATATCGCCAAAGATCGAATTGTCGGTATTTCCAAACTCGCTCGTCTCTTAGATATCTATGCTCGTCGTTTACAAATTCAAGAACGAATTGGTCAACAAGTAACCTCTGACTTAATGAAATATCTTGATCCGGCTGGAGCTGCTTGTATCATCGAAGCAGAACACCTGTGCATGCGATGTCGAGGAGTAGAGAAGCAAAACTCGGTAATGGTGACCAGCTCTTTAACTGGTCGATTCCTGGAGGATACCGATGGAGGAAGAGCTGCTCGTAGTGAGCTAATGGGGCTAATTCGATGAGTATTATAAAATGCGAATTCTTATGGACTAGAACCTGCCCAATAAAGTGCTCTTATTGCGGAATGGCAGATGGCAGAACCAATACAATTCCATTAGACCAAATCAAGATCGGGATTGATAATCTTAAGACTCTTGGTTGTCAGTTTATTGCTTTCTGCGGCGCAGAGTGTATGACAGATTTCGACAAACTACCTAAGTCTATTCAGTATGTCGAAAGTCTTGGGATTCATACGACAGTGATTACCAGCGGAGTCGCAAAAGACTTTTTCAAAAAACTGGAGATATTATATCAACACGGTTTGAGATCTTTGACCATGTCGTATGATATCATTCCGTTGGATAAACACAGTAAGACCAAAACAGCCTTAGCAATGAAGGGGCTTGACTTCTTTCAAAAATTAGGACCAATAAGGGATACAGCTATCATCGTAACTCTGACCAAAACCAATTATCAATACCTGCTTCCCACAATTGAAAAAATGTCAAAAAAGAACATCTGGACCTTCTGCGATTTTATTCATACCGATAGGGGTCAACCTGGAAGTAAATGCAAGTCTGTTGATCCAAATCTACTATTTACAGACGATGATTATCCAAAATTAAAAGAAATTATGCTGAAAGTTATAGAGATGAAGAAAGCTAGATATCTCTGTCACTCAAGTCTCCAGTTCGTCGATATGGTAACTAGAAACGACTTTGAACTTATCAAGAAATACAACTGGAACTGTGCAGAAGAACCTGACTTCCCGGCCTGGGTTACTTTAGACTGTGATGGTTACGTCTATTGTTGCGATGATTTTCAGCCCAGAGACGGAAAATTATTTCATATAACTGAGCTTGTAGAGAGATGGCAAGAGTTTTCTGAATACTGGAAACAGATCATCCTTGACGTTTGCCGTCCTGGCTGCTGCTGGAGCCATCATATCGACGCACATCTCGTAAAACGCGGTGCATTAGACATAAGCGACTATGTTCACGGTCTAAAGTGTTAACTCGATTACACGCGATTACAATAGGTCGTAAGTAGGAAATAATATGAGCCAATACCCTATAATTTTACTCTTTAGCGGAGGCATTGATAGTTTCGTCGCCTGGCATTATCTTAACAAGCCGAAGACAGTTTATTTTAATCTACGCAGTCGATATTCAGAGAAAGAACTCCAAGTCATCAAATCGATAAATCCAGAGATTATCATTGATGAATCTCTTAATCTTAATGATAGAGAGATTGGCGAAAAGGCATATATTCCATTCCGCAATTTGCTCCTGGCTGCCCAGGCAGTAAAATATTCTGATACTGTGGTAATCGCCGGTGTAAAAGACGATGTAGTATCAGATAAGAACGAATTGATATTTCAAGAAACGTCAGATATTCTATCCAAGCTGGAAGGAAGAGAAATTCTAGTAATGAGTCCGTTTTGGAGAATGACAAAAGAACAGGTAGTTAAATGGTTCTTATCAAACGGAGGAACCGAACAAGAAATCCTCTCTACTGTCTCTTGTTACGATCCAGATCCAAACGTAACGTATTGTGGTAACTGCCCAAGCTGCTTTAGAAAATGGAATGCCTTACGAAGTAATGGAATAGACATAAAATTTTATAACGAAAGATTAATGAGAGAATACTATAATAAGGCAATAGACAGAATTTATATCCCAGAAAGAAATTTATCAATAATAAGAGAGATCGATGCATATCACGGTTGATATAGATGGAATACTAACCAAAGAAACTATTGGTCACGATTATAAAGAGCGCTCTCCTAACATCGAAGCTATCAAAAACCTGCAAAAATTACAAAGAGATGGTTACAAAATAAGTTTGTATTCTTCCCGCTATTTATTAGATCGCACAGATACCATTCAGTGGCTTCTGGAGAATCAAGTTCCATTCGATAGAATGATTCTTGGTAAGCCAAATGCAGAAGCCTACATTGACGACAAAAGTCTTCCGTATGTTGAACCAAATCTTAACCATTATCTTAACTACCATGCCGAAGGGTCGTGTTGGCGACACACTCATAGCAATGGTACTCCTGAGGGGGAGAAGCACCCATGTTATTTTTGCGGAAAAGATATTGATGTTAAAGATGATAATGAATCATGTAGCTGCGGAATTGCGCGTTGTGAGTCCTGTGGAAAATGTCTTTGTAATATCCCATTGTTAAGTCGGATAACTGTTATAAAAATCCACGAAAAGTATTGCAAAAATCTACCAGATTTCAATGGTAAGATAGAATTGGATGGATTTGTTGATATGTCTATTATCAAAAATTTTCTCTCGGCGTTGTCTTATTGCAAGAAAATGGAAAATTTATGAAACTAAATATTGGTTGTGGGAAAAGAATGTTAGGAGGTTTCTGTAATATCGATATCTTTGATAAACTTCCTTTTAGCGAAGAAAAAGAATATATGAAAGGAGACGTAAGAAATTTACCTTTTCTAGACGACACGATAGATGAAATTATTGCAGACAATGTACTTGAACATTTATTTTTTGAATCCGCCTATGAGGCTTTATGGGAACTCCATCGTATTTTAAAAGAAGTTGGGGTTATCCATATAGCAGTTCCAGATTTTGAGTATTGGTGTAGGAATTTTGATAAAGTCAAAAACGATATGTTAGCAGTTACAGATATGACATATTCTATTTTATGTCCAGTTCGTATCGGTTCGATGTCTCCCCACAAAAGTTTATGGTGGAAAGATTTGTTAGAGAACGTAATGACAAGAATTGGGTTTAGCGAACTTGAAACAACAGGTAAAGATGGACAATTATATTGTAAGGCTATTAAAATACGAAAACATTTAATCGGAGTTCTTTAATGTCAAAAATAAATCTCTTTCTTGATTCCGGAGCTTATAGCGCAAGAAGCAAAGGAGTCACTATTGATATTCAAAAATACATTTCTTTTATTAAAAAAAATAAAGACTCTATCAGAGTATATGCGAACCTTGATGTAATAAATGATCCAGAAGCCACTATGGTTAATCAAAAGATTATGGAAGATGCTGGATTAACTCCACTACCATGTTATCATTATGGTGAGGATATTAAGTATCTTGAATATTATTTATCAAACTACTCTTATATTGCTATCGGTGGAGTGGCCGGAGGACTAAAAACAACAGCTAAAATTATCGGCTGGTTGGATCCATTATTTCTACACTATATTTGTGATGAACAGGGTTTACCAAAAGTCAAAGTTCATGGTTTTGGAATGACTTCGTTTTCTTTAATGTCTCGTTATCCCTGGTACTCGGTTGATAGTACAAGCTGGATACAATTTTCTGCTTATGGTGTAGTATTGGTGCCAGCTTTTCGTCAAGGAGTATATGATTATCAATCTCCTCCTTGGAGAATATTTGTTTCGTTTGACTCTCCCTTTATGAAAGATTCTGGAAGTCATTTTGAAACCTTCTCTAATGACCAGCAAGAAGTTATCCGTCATTATGTAAAAGAAAAAAATATAGAGTGGGGAGATTTAGAAGCTACGGTTCCTGGTATTTCTAATAATTATAAAGAAAGAACAAAATTGAATATCATTTATTACAAAGACATAGCTAAGTTTCTACCTAAATGGCCATGGCCACTAAAACTTATTGAATTCAAACGAAAAGAAGGATTTGGGTTATAATGAAAATTTATCTAGCAACTTCTACTTCTAAAGTCCACAACAAGACTTTGAAAGAAATGGGACAAGAAGATATTCTTCTTTCTTATTTCACTTTGATTGGAGCTAAAGAAGAAAAGGAGCCTGCCGATGTTTTTGGACAGGAAACAGTTTTTGGAAGCCCTGAAATTACTTCAACCAGGGTTGGCATCCCGAGAGATCGTCGAGGGTAGTGTTCATTTTCACTTCCACCGGGATTGTATCTCTACGTATAATGACCAGTTTGCAGTGATGGTTCCCTTTGTTACTGACGTAGAAGGAGCTGTCAGAGCTGAGGAATTGTATAAACTCTTGGAAAAGATGACTGGTGATCAGGTAGAGATCGCTCAAGATCAGGAAGATAATGAAATCAAAATTAAATCTGGGAGAACCAAAGCTGGCCTTCGGCTCTTAGAGAAAGTTGTGCCACCATTGGAACCAGAAAATGAGTTTCTCTCTCTTCCTAAGGATTATCAAAAAGGACTCTCTTTCTGTCAGTTCTCCTGCAGTCGAGATATGACGAAACCTCACCTGACTTGTATTCACATCCAAGGCAATGTGATCAGTTCATCTGATAACTGGCGGATCACCCAATTCGTTCAAGAAGAAGCTTGGCCATATGATTTTCTCCTTCCGGGAGAACAAGCCGAACATCTGAGAAAATATGAGTTTACTCACATGGCTTTGGATTGGGCCTGGGTTCATTTTTTCAATGAGATATCTGGACTTCTAGTGAGCATTAGACTCAAGTCGGGAGAGTTAATGAACATAGAAGAATATCTTCAAGTAGAAGGAGATGTAATTTTACTCCCAGATGAAATTAAAGAATCTATGGATCGCTCTATAATTATGGTAGAAGGTGCTTCTCTCCTTGATCTACGTGTCGATCTTACTCTAAAGGAAAATCAGTTAATTTGTAAAAGTAAGAAAAGTGTGGGTTGGCTTGAGGAAATCATACCGATAGATTACTCCGGCCCTTCAATCCAGATGATGGCTAATCCTAAATTCCTTCAGGAGATTTTCTCTCTAACTCAAGAGATGGTGATAGGTGAGATTTCCTGTTTATTCCGTGGTCCTAACTTTCGTCACGTAATGATGTTGATGACATAATATGAGTTACTTCGTCCACCTTCACAATCACGACCAATACTCCCAACTTGATGGTTTAGGAACTGCCAACCAATACGTAGCCGAAGCCTGCCGACTCAACCAATCGCATTTGGCCTGCACAAATCACGGCAACGTGGATGGTTTGATCAAGTTCCAAAAAGCGTGTGCTAAACAAAACATAACTCCAATCTTAGGCTGTGAGTTATATGTTTGTCAGGACATCAAGGTCAAAGATAATCAAAGATACCATTTGATAACCCTGGTAAGATCCAGGGAGGGCATGACTAATCTATTTAAGATGCTCTCTATTGCCAATCTGGAGGGCTTTCATAAACGGCCCAGAATAGACCCCGATATTCTACTCAGGCATACCGAAGGCTTGGTATTTATGACTGCTTGTGTAGGGTCATTTATCAACATGTCAGGCGGCGAAGTATTACTCCAGCAACTTCATCAATGTTCTCCGACCTATCTGGAGATCATGCCCCACAATTATCCAATTCAATTAGAGACTAATCTTAAAAAATTAGAACTATCCAAGAAATACAACATTCCTCTTGTAACAAGCAATGATTGTCATTATCCTTTTCGATCTGGAGTTAAAACTCAGGAAGTCTTACTTGCCATTCAAAGAAAAGCTAAATGGAATGATCCTAATCGGTGGAGATTTGAATTCACTGGCCTGTATCTTCGATCTGCAGCTGAAATGGAAATGGCTTTCGAGAAACAAGGCTGCTTTGACAAGAAAACTTATCTCGATGCTATGGCCAGAACTATGGAAGTAGCGGAACTTTGTAATGGTTATACAATTGAAAAACTTCCAGTCAATCTACCGAAAGTCTATGGATATGAAGATCAAGACGAAACAGAACTACTTTGGTCAATCATAGTCGATGGCTGGTCAAAACGACCAGTAGGAGATTATGGTGTTTACGAATCAAGGGTTAACGAAGAGTTCAATCTAATCGTTCAGATGGATTTTCAACGATATTTCCTTATCGTCTGGGAACTGATCAATTGGTGTAAGAAGAATGGAATTATGGTTGGTCCCGGGAGAGGTAGTGCCGGTGGAAGTCTGATTTGTTACCTCATGGGAATCACCGATGTAGATCCCATTAAATATAGACTTATCTTTGCCAGATTTATCAGTCCAGAAAGGAGAGATTTACCAGATATTGATTGTGACTTTGAGGATCATCGTCGTGAGGAGGTAAAACAGCATCTTCGAGATTGTTATGGAGAGCATAACGTAACTGGTCTGTCAACCTTTACTAGCATGAAAGGTAGAGGTGCTCTACGAGATGTAGCGAGGGTTTTCGAGACTCCCTTAAAGGAAGTCGATTTAGCAGCAAAGACTATCGTAAGTATCGCAGATGGTGATCCGAGGATAAACCATAGTATTGAAGATAGTTTAAAACTGGAAGAATTAAAACAGTTCCAGAAGAAGTATCCAGATGTAATCAGATATAGTATGGAATTAGAAGGACAGATACGCGGTAGTGGCCAACACGCTGCGGCAACTGTTTTATCGTCTGATGATCTTCGACAAGGTCTTAGATGTAACTTAGTTCAACGAAGCGGAATTCTAGTGGCCAACTGGGACAAAGGTGACGCCGAGTACATGGGCTTAATGAAATTAGATGTGCTTGGGTTGGCTGCCTTATCTATTCTCAATGGTGCTCGAAAGATGATAGTAGAGAATTTAGGGGCAGAATTTGATATACAATTCGACCAGATTCCACTTAACGATCAGAAGGTGTTCCGAGAGATTTCGGCAGGTAATACCACAGGTGCCTTCCAGATCAATAGCCATGGATTAACACAACTTTGTAAAGACATGCAAGTTAAAGAATTTAACGATATTGTTCTTGCGACTGCTTTATTTAGACCTGGGCCTTTAGGAGGAGGAGTAGTTGAAGACTTTTTGAAACGGAGGAGAGGACAATCTAAAGTCACTTATATTCATCCTAAGCTAAAGAAATATACCAAAGATACTTTAGGTATTGTCATTTATCAAGAACAAGTCATGTGGGCCATGTACGAACTTGCTGGTCTGCCTTGGGGAGATTGTGATAAAGTTAGGAAAGTAATGGGTAAGTCCAAGGGCGAAGAAGCCATGGACAAATTCAAGAAACAATTTGTAGATGGTTGTTTGTGGACTGGTAATCTAAACTCCAAAGACGCCGCTCATATTTGGGATATGCTTGCGTCGTTTGGAAAATACGGATTTAATTTGGCACATTCTGTTGAATACTCTATGATAACATATTGGATGATGTATTTAAAATGTTACTACCCCAAAGAATTCTTAAGCGCCTGTCTTACGTACGGCGGAAAAGATGATGCTAAAAACTATGTAGACGAAGCCAGGCGACTTGGTCTTCAAATAGAACTTCCAAAGCAAGGATTGTCAAAATCAAAGGATTGGTATGCTCCACCAAATCAAAATGTTATCTATGCTCCATTGATGGCTATTAAGGGAATTGGAGATTCTCAAGCAGAAAGAATTCTAAAAGGAAATATCAATAAAGCAGTTCAGACCAAACCAAGTAGCCGAGGAAAAGTTAAACAACAAAAAGAAAAGATAATTCCACGAGGGTTCTTTGATAAGAAAATCATCAATCCAATATCAGAACCATCACAAATAACTATTCAGAAGACACAGAGGTCTGCCATTACAGAGACGCTTACAAAAGCTGGCTACTATCGTGAACAAGATCTGACATACGAAGAATTGAAACAAGCTATCCCATTTTTTGACTTCAATGTCTTGACTGGTCAAGAACGGTTTTCTCGACTAAATTTAACTGATTATTCTGACAGAGATATTCTTGCCTGCCATCTTGATAATTACCAAGGCAATCTGATTGAAATCAATAGATACATCTTACCCAAGATCGAATGTCAAAGCTGTGAGTTGATTAATGAGTGTACCAAACCAGTTCAGCCCTCCTTTGGTCGATACAATATTATGATTCTTGGGGAGGCCCCTGGGAAGACAGAAAATCAAGAAGGAATTGGTTTTGTAGGTAGTGCGGGTGAAGATGTGCTTTGGCCAGCGCTAAAGAAATATGGATTATCTCCATTTATGTTCCACATCTCAAATATTTGTAAGTGTTACCCTTCAAAAACAAAAACGCCATCTAAAAAACATATCCAAATTTGTTCACAACACATTGATATAGAAATCGAAAATCTAAAACCGATTATCATTCTGGCCTTCGGTAATACTGGAGTCAGGTTCTTCCGGGATGAAAGCAGTGGTATATCTGGGTTGAATGGCACAACAGAATGGTCCGATAAATATCAGTGTTGGATCTGTTGGTGTATTCATCCAGCCTCAGTATTATACCAGCAGAGCAACAAGCAAGTTTTCGCCGATGGTATTGAAAACTTTGCTCGGAAGTTAGCTATGATTGGAGGCCAGGTTTGGGCTGGTGATGAATGGCAACCAGATCCTATGACTTGTCCTTATGGTGGAATCTTTGCTTCCAATAACAATATGTATGCTGAGTGCCAAGAATGTCAGATTTGGCAACAGTGTGCTATGTCCAAAGCAAAATCCGATTGGATGGCAGTGAAATGACTATAATAAAGTAAGGATAAACAATGTCACTCTATCTCACATATCGACCCAAAACCCTGGAAGAAGTGTTCGGAAACGAATCCGTCAAAACTTCTATTGCTACGATTTTTGCCCGGGAAGATAAGCCCCGAGCCTGGCTATTTACTGGACCTTCGGGTACTGGCAAGACCACCATGGCCAGAATTGTAGCAACTGGTCTTGGTTGCAACGAGCGGGATTATTCTGAGTTGAATATAGCTGATGCCCGTGGAATTGATGACGCCCGCAAAATCATACAGAACATGTCATACATGCCACAGTCAGGAAAAGTCCGGGTATTTGTACTGGACGAGTGCCAGTCGGCTACAGGTCCCTTCCAACAGTCCATCTTGAAAGCATTAGAAGACACCCCAGCCCATGTAGTATTTATCCTTTGTACTACCGATCCAGACCGATTGATAAAAACCATCCGCACCCGTTGCTCTACTTTTGGAATGAAATCATTGCCAGGGCCGGTAATGCGTCAGTTTATTTCTCATATCGCCGAGAGTGAGGGCATCCAAGGCTTTCCATCCGATGCCATTGATGCAATTGTAGAAGCATCGGAAGGTTCGGCCAGACAGGCATTGGTCTTACTCGATACAGTAATTGATATTGCCGATGACCAAGAGATGTTGCAAGCTATCCAACAGACCCGGGCCAACGAATCGACCGTCAAGGAATTGTGTCAGGCCCTACTCCAGAAGAAATCCTGGGATAATGTGAGGGAAATTATCAAGGGATTGGGTGAAGGTGAAGACTGGGAGAAAGTAAGGAGGGCAGTATTGGGTTATGCTGGGGCTGTTCTTCTTAATAAAAATGACGCTGCTGCGGCAACGGTCATAGAATGTTTTAAGACTAACTTGTATGATTCTGGGAAGGCCGGACTCGTATTGATGGCGTGGAGAACAGTTCTTTAAAGATCACAAGAATTTGACTATAATATAAATGAGAGGATAAAATAATGGCCGAAAAATATCCAACTATCCCACTGAATTATCAAGAAGATTTAAATATCGACCAACACCAGCTCGAACTGGAATGGCTATCTATCGCCAAACAGATTATGACCTATTCTGAGGCGTTCGCCCAGGCAATCTATGATCGGAATCGTGCCAAAGAGTCATTGGATGCAACTAAGGCAGATTTGGATTCTGGAATTAGAATGGCTGCATCTACTGCTGGAGAGAAAATCACCGAGGCAGTCGTCTCTAATCGTATGCAAGTTAAGCCAACCCATATTGAGGCTTTACAAAATCTCCACAAAGCCGATTATGTGGTTGATTTACTCCGAGGTGCCGTTGCTGCTTTCCAGGCCAAGAAGTCTGCATTGGAAAACCTGGTCAGACTGTTCGGTATGAAATACTATGCCGAACCTTACGATCCTTCAGGGTCAAATACCAAACCCATAGCCATGGAACAGGGCAAACGAGCTGGAGTTGAGGCATTGAAAAGTGTGATGGTTAATGATCCAGGGATAATCACAAAGATGCCTGGGCCTGAAACCAATCCAAATCGAGAGAGATGGGCTGTCGGTTCAACTAATGACCGTCCTACATTTTCTCACGGTCCATTTCTGAATCTGGAAGAGGCTCTGGAATGTATTCCAAATTATGCAACGGCAGCTATCTACAAACTGGTCAGAAATCAACCGGACGAATTGAATTATATCTGGAAAGATGATCAATGGACAGCAACCGAAACTATGCCCTCTAAACCACCAACTCTTCCTCCCAGACCTCCAATGAGGCCGTTGCCAAGGAAATCGTAATGACTACTGGAACTAATCCTTGGGCCATTGCTGGCATCGCCTTTTTAAGCATTGTCGGCATCTATATCACTGCAAGGTTGGTTTTTAAAGCCTTCTTTGAATCCAAGGCAGACTATCTCAAGAAATACAAAACAAGGAGAGATGAACATGAGTCCGATTCCACCGAGTAGATCAGGAGGACCTCCCCGAGGTCCAACACCTGGTAGTAGACCAATGACTCCAGCGCCTGCGGCAGTTTCCCGGGTAGATTGGGGTGCCCAAACCCAGAAGTTGGCCGAACGAGGCGAACAATCCTATCGCACCAAAGACGGTGCCAGTTACAAAGGCATCCTAGATGCTCATAGTACCAAAAACATTCAAACTGGCCGGATCACCGCTGGAGACAAATACTGGTCCATTGTGCCATATCTCTGCGGTGCCCAAGACCCAGAGGTCATCTCCGGCCGAATGAAAGAAGGAGACCCCACCTATACGGTAGGCGTCTATGTCCACAAGAATATCGGCCCTAACAATGATCGGTATATCTGCTTGGCCCGCACCTATGGTCAACCGTGCCCCATCTGCGAGTACCGCAACGAATTGGGCCGAGACCCAGACGCCGACGAAGAGCTGGTCAAGTCCCTGCGTACCAGCAAGTACATGTCGTACCTGTACTACATCTGGGACCGAGATGCCGAGGCCAAGGGAGTAGTGATCTACGAAATTTCCGGTTACTTCTTCGAACGGGAACTCCAGGCCCAGGCCAAAAGCGCCCGGGGCGGTGGCTACATTCCATTCATGTCTCCCTTGGCAGGATCGGGCGGAGGGCGAGATATTGCTTTCAAGGTGACCATGGCCGGCACCAATCAGGACTGGACCGGAGTGAAATTCGAGGAGCGTCAACACTCCATTCCTGATCACATCCTAAATCAAGCCATAGTCCCCCTCGACGAACTTCTCCATGTACCTTCCTACGAAGAAGTTTATGAGGCCTTCTATGGATCCGGAGGGCAGGTTGAACCTCAGGAGCAAGTTGAGACAGATGCTGAGGCACAGCGCTTCGAGTGTTTCCAGCAAGGAACCTGTGGTGGATATGCGGACTGTCAAACCTGTCCGGATTATCAAGAGTGTGCCAAGGGCGGGATGGTTAAGGTTCAAGAGCCCGACATCCCTTCTGAACCGGTTCACCAGCCGCAGCCCGGACCGGCACCTACACCTCCTGCGGCACCACCGAGACAGCCTGTTGGGCCTCCGCTTTCAAGACCTGGGGCTGGCCCCACTCCTTTGAGGCGTGGACAAAAGTAAAACTAATTGTGCTGAGGTAGGTGGCAAGACCTGACGACACTGGATAGGGTGACTTGTGCAAAAGAATCCAGCCCACCCCAAGGCACATATTTTTAAGGATTATCAATGCCAAAAGAATACCTCAGCCTTAATTACGACCGAGTAGTTCATGAAACCTATGAAGGCGAGATAAATCAAGGTGCAGTATTACTTGCTTTTGGTGACGAAGAAGTTTGGATTCCAAAATCCACCATAGACCCGGAATTTCTGCCATTGGAGAAAGATGGTGGAGAAGTAGCAATAGAATTCTGGATGGTGGAACAAAAATCGCTTGAGGATTATGAATCGTGAATCTACCACCGAACCTACCACCGAGACCTAAAAGTTTAATTGACCAGATAATAGCCAATGCCAACACACCAGCTCAACAAGCCAAGGTAGAAACCTCATGGCGAGCGACTGTCAGCACAGGCTCCTTACTCCTTGACTTGGCAATCTCTGGCCTAAAAACCAGATATGGAGGTTTACCAGGTGGCATATTAGCAGAGATTAGCGGCCCTCCTGGATCAGCCAAGACTACTATTCTTGGTGAGATAATTGGTGGGATTCAGCGGTTGGGCGGCCAAGCCAGAATCAAAGACTCAGAAGCCCGCCTGGATAGTGATTATTGTCGCATGATGGGAATCAAATTCGACCCATCCATCTACTCTGTTCCCAAGACCGTAACTGATGTAATTGAGGCCATCATAGGTCCACTTGAAGAAAAGAGTGGCAAAACCAGGCGCAACTGGGATTTGGCATGGAAACCAGATCCAAAATTTATTAACTGCGAAGGAGTTGATTCATTAGCCGCTTTGTCGACCAGAATGGAAATGGAACAGGGCGATAAGATGGGACAGAGAAGAGCTAAGGAATTCTCCGAAGGCCTACGGATTATTTGTTCCCATATCAAAGATTATAACATCCTAATGGCCTGTTCCAATCAACTTCGCGATAATGTCGGTGGAGGTATGTTCTCTCCCTCTACTATTACTCCTGGTGGTCAAGCCATTGGTTTCTATTCTTCTGTACGTATCCAACTCAAAGCCATTGGGAGAATCAAGAGGGGGACAGAAGGGAAGCAAATTATCATTGGTAAGAATATTGAGGCCTTTGTCAGTAAGAACAGTCTTGATATCGAGTACCGTTCTGCACCAATTCGTATTATCTTTGGTTATGGTATTGACGACCTCGGGGCCAATATGGAATGGTTAAAGAAGCATAGCGAACTATCTGAATTAGATGGAAAGAAATATGCTGGATACGTAATTGGCAATAAAACATTCCCAGTAAATACTCCTGGTGGAGCTTTGGAAACAGCCATCAAATATGTAGAGGATAACAATTTGGAACAGGACATCCGTGAGTTGGTAGTGGATTTGTGGAATAAATTGGAATTTGAGGCTCGCCCACAAAGAAAGGAGAAGGTACGATAATGTCTCCAATCTTTGATATTTTACATGAAAGGACTCTCCAAGATAAAAAATGGGGTGAGCAGAATCATGATGACTTTACTTGGCTCACTGTACTTTCTGAGGAAGTAGGGGAGGTCGCCAAGGCCTCGCTTCATGACAAATTTGGTGGAATTGAAGCAGGAAATGTCAGAAATGAGTTAGTCCAGGTAGCAGCTGTAGCTCTGGCATGGATAGAGTGTATTGATCGGAGAAATAATGTTACCTCAACTCCCTCCTAATCCTGCCCAAGAGTTGCCTGAGCCTATAGCTGCGCCTAAACAGAGGAGTAAACCTAAAAAGCCCTCGAAGCCTGAATTAATCAACCAGCTTCGAGGTTTAATGACTTTGGAGCAATGGAATCTAATAGCTGAATTGCGAGGCATTCCTATTCCAGCCACAGATAAAAAGAAAGACAATTTTCTCACTGGAATATTTAAAAAGAAAATCAGTGTCAGTTCAGCTAAAGGGAAGGGGCGCAATCTTCAACAATGGCTCGCAAATAAAATAAGTGAATTTACTGGACTACCATGGGGAAAGGACGAGGAGATAAGAAGTAGGGAGATGGGACAGTCCGGGCCAGACGTTGGGATGAGTTCTACTGCTCGTATGATGTTCCCATTTACTGCCGAGTGTAAGAGTGGTAATCATTGGAATCTCCCTGCTGCTATCAAGCAATGTCAGGCAAATCTCTACCCGTTTACAGATTGGTTGGTCTGTTTAGATAGACCGAGTATTCACCCTGATCAACGGATTCTGCCTATAATAATTTTGTCAGGAGAAAGATTTTTTGAGATCATAACCAGAGAGGCATTATGTCAAATGAACTCGACCAAGCCATCAGACAAAAAATAAAGAAACTTCATCAGATAAAAGATGAGATGAATCAGATGTTAAAAAAAATCAACAATGTGCCTGGTCTGGAAATTAGGGTTGAAGTTTTGGAGTCTAGAAGCATTAGCGATAAGCCAGGGATAGTTGGTATCGAAATATCTGTGATGCAGGAAATCTATCCGTGACTATCAAATCAATCCACCTTACAAATTTTCAATGCCACAAAGACACCGAACTAACGCTTTCTGATAGAGTCAATGTCATAATCGGCCCCAGCCGTCAGGGCAAAACAGCTATACTTAGGGCGATTCGTTGGGTGGCAGAAAATCGCCCCTCTGGAGAAGCATTCAAACGTCATGGGTCTGAAAAAGAAGGAACTGAAGTTTCTATAGAACTCGACACCGGACAGATAGTCACCAGAGTAAAAACCAGTAATGATAATTACTATGATCTGAATGGCCAGCCATTTAGGGCATTTGGTCAGGAAGTCCCAACTCCGATATCCGAAGTTCTAAATCTCTCTCCTATAAATACAGCTGGACAGTTTGACCAACCCTATCTCATATTTGATTCTCCAGGTGAAGTCTCCCGTCAACTCAATAAAATTGTCCACCTTGATGTTATCGATACTTCTCTCTCCAATGTGGCTGGATTAAAGAGACAGAATGACCAAGATGTAAGAACCCAACAAAACAGACTGAATGAATTAAATGAATTGAAAGCTACTTTCCCCGACTTGGAAGGAGCCGAAGAATTTATTATCGAGTTGGAGAATCAACAGCGAGAGAAAGAAAATAAAGAACAGACTATATCGGTCGCAAGATCTATACAGAACAATCTTACTACACTGCGATTTAATCTTACCAAGATTCAAATACCAGCAGGAGTCGAACAGAACATTGATAATCTAATCCAGAAACAAGCCGAATTAGAGCAGAAATCCTACACCTTAAATTTGCTTCGAGATAGGCAAACTATTTTGGTTGGCCTTCGGGCCAAGAGCAATGAACTGAAAAAGACTTTATCTCAGGATGGCTGGGTTAGCGAACTTCTCACAAAAAATGCTATGCTCGGTCAGAAGAAAAAGATTCTGGCCAGATTTAGTTCATTGAACGAACAGATTCGACTGGCAAGGATTAGGCTTGCAGAAAAAATGACTATAATAAAGAAAGAAGAGTTAAAATTCAAGGAGATGATGCCAAATGAGTGCCCGCTCTGTGGAAAGTGAAAAGAAGTTGAATATTTATTATGATGGACCGTTAGATCAAGAGCTTGATAAAGCAATAACCAAAACCTTAGAAGATCAGGGCTGGATATGGCTTGGTTCTGGTACTGAATTGTCTTCTGGTGAGCGAGATTTGTCATTTTATAAAGAGATCAAAAAATGATATTGACTGCTGATCTTCATCTCAGACGCAACCCACCACGAGCCAGAACCGATGATTATACTACTGCACAGGAGCGAAAACTCCGCTTCATTCTGAAACAAGCCCAGACAAGCCAGCCTCTTTTGGTCGCCGGGGATTTCTTCCACCAGTCTAGGCCAGGAGAAGGTATGCTACGATGGGTTATTGATTTGTTAAGAGAATATAAGGTCAAACCCATTTGTGTCCCTGGCCAGCATGATTTGCCCGGACATTCACTGGAACAAATAGGAGAATCTGGCCTTGGAGTTTTGGCTGCAGCTGGGGTAATACAACTATTATGTAATGATTTTTTATATGATGATGATCACCGACTATCATTATTTGGCCAAGCTTTTGGTAGTTTTGATTTTGATATTAAATTTTTGCGGAGCGACACTAATACCAAAATTCTCCTCTGGCACCACATGGTAATCAATAATGAACTCTGGCCGGGTCAAGAAGCAGATAAAGCGACTGCTATTCTAAGAAAATACAAACAGTTTAATCTCATCATCACAGGAGATAATCATCAGAGTTTTATGGTGTCGCCAAGTTCAGACCTAGATGGAAAGGAGAAATTATTGATTAACCCTGGGTCGATGATGAGAATGACTGCCACCCAAGTAGACCACAAGCCCTGTGTATTCAAATGGGAACAAGGAAAGTTGGAACAGATATTCCTTCCCATCGAAGAAAATGTGCTTGATCTAACTGAACTCGAACAAACCAAAGAACGAGATGGTCGCATCTCTGCTTTTGTTGAGAGATTAAACACCCAACATGAAATTGGGCTCGACTTCCAAAAAAATCTCGAAATACATCTACAAACTAATGAGATAAAAGAAAACGTTAAAAAAATCATTTGGGAGTGTGTGGAATGACCAAAGATATCGGACAAGAACTTTTGAAGATGAAGGCTCATATTTCCACCAGCAAATCTGAGGCCGACCAAATCGCGGGTCAGATAAAACAGATTGAAACTCAGCGAAGTACAGAATTGGGTTGCACCACCGATGAGGAAGCAGAGGAGTATATCAAGGAGCTTGAGGGAGATGTCTCTCAATTAGAAAAAGAACTTGATGTGGGCCTCGAAACTATCAAAAATGAATTGGGATGGACTATTTAGCCTATCCAGTCTTAACTCTTTGTTACGACGCATTACATTAAGTTCTATGGGGTGTTTAAGTGATAGTCGTACAGGATTTTCGAGTCAGACTTGAGAGAGAGAAAGGCAGGTTTGCTCAAGTACAAACTGATATTGCTCAATCCCAATCAACCCTCTCCATTCTTCAAGCACAAGTCATTGATATTGAACAAGCAGCCATTGTAATTAGAACTATAGCTCAACAAACTCAAGAGCAACTCCAATGGTACATCTCAGATATGGTCAGTGCAGCAATCGAATCAATTTTTCCAGAAGATGATTATGAATTTAAGTTGGAATTTGTACAACGTCGTGGGAGAACCGAAGCGGATTTATTTTTGGCAGATAAAAATGGTAATCGAATCAAACCATCAGATGCTGATGGTGGAGGACTCGTAAATATAGTGGCTTTTGCTTTGCGTGTAGCTCTATGGAGTCTATCTAAATCATCTAGGCCGATTATGATTTTAGATGAACCCATGAATTTCTTACATTCAAGAGAAGCTCATGTTAAAGTAGCTGAATTACTTAAAACTATATCAGAACAACTTCAACTTCAGATTATCATGGTAACTGGGGAAGATGAAAACACCGAAATTATTGAGGGTGCAGATAAAGTATTTAAAGTTTCCAAAGGAAGTCTTGTATGAGTAAAAAAGAGTGTGATAGACGAAGCCGACAAGGTAATTAAAATCAAGAAAATAAAAGGAGTTTCCGCTATAATATAGAATATACCTGTCCGAGAAAACAGTGAACAATTATCCTGGGGCGGCCCGGCGGCAACCGGGAGAAGATTCAGCCTGGCTTGTACTCCAAGCCGTAAGACTCCAAGGGTAAGTAGGCTGACTGCCCCCTTGAAAGCCGGGAGTAAAGGTGTAGCAAGTGCCGAAATCCGGCCCCCAGGAACCTTTTGGGGGGATAAGGCCAAATGTATCTCAAGGAAATTATTGCTGACTGGCTCAAGGAACATGGTTATGGTGGCCTTCTCCATGCCGATACTTGCTGCGGATGCGCCACAGACGACCTTATGACCTGCGGGGAACCGTCTCCGTGGTGCGAACCGGGGTATGCAGGGGAAGGCTCTTGCGAGTGCGGCGGCGATTGCATTGCGGGAATTTGGCGGGAGAAACAGAAAGCCCCATGACCCGCCCCGCCCTAATCAAGCTGGCGGTTGAGGGTGGGTGGTACAAATGCCAGACAAAAAGGAGAATCGTATGCGAAACATGGTAGAAGCAGTAAAGGCAAAATCCTCGGCAATGGCAGAGGAGGTTTCGAGATTAGCGGAGGCACTAGAAGGGTTGCGCGATTCAGTGGAAATACTCCGTTCGAACTTGGATATTCCCGATCCAGAAGCAGAAGAGACCGTGTGTCCTCCCCGATCCTTGCCCAAAAACCTGGTCGAAGCCAGAGCCGTTGAATTTGAGAGCCTTACAGACAGATTAGTCTACTTGACTAGCCGTTTGGTCCCGGTTATGGAAGCGGTGAAAGCAATTTAGTACAAGTAGACACATGGGGCGGTTGAGTGCCGCCGCCCCCGTCTAATCGGCCCGTTCGGGGGGAAGTTTTTCACCCTAAAAAGCCAGAGGTTTTGGCGGGGAAGGGAATAATGGATAAATGTCTGTGTTCTATATGTAGCGGCGAAACTAAGATCAAAAAGATTGACATTGACCAAGCCCACGCCTTTTTGCGGCCCATTCAAGAGCAGTACGAAGCTGAACTCGCCGCCCTCAAAACCCAACTGGCCGAGAAGGATAAACGGCTGGCGACGGCGGAAGGGTTGTTGCAGCGATGGCTTAAAAAATTGTCAATGGATAACAAAACCGACTTACGGCTTGATACGGAAGTATTCCTCACCCCCACCAGCCCCGCAACCAACCCTGTACTGCCGGAGGGGATGGTACTGGTGAGGCGGGAGGATTGGGAGAAAGCTATAGATTTTATGGAACATACAGCAGGGATTTATTGGTCCGAAATTAAAGACCGCCTCAAAGCCGCCCTGGAGAGACAACCACTATGTTCATGTCAATCCAAAGAAAATTATGACCCTTTTTGTCCCACACATGGAACTCAAGAATTGCCCCTATAAAGGAGGAGCTATGTTTGCCTTAAAAGAATCCCCCAAAGACATGGGAAGTTGCTCCTGTGAAGACTTTTATCATGGGAATAGACCTTGGGTAGAAAGCAATCTGTCGCCAGGTTTAACGGCAATGATACAGGGCTGGGATGCTTACTGTACCATAAAAGATTATGATGAGATAGCAAAAGAAGAAATGACAAAGGAGAAACCATGACCGACCAAGTGTGCCCGTTCTGCGGGGCTGGATTAATTGATACATCTAATGATACTTTCCCTGCCATTGTTTAT